GTCCGACCTTAATAGTGAAATCAAATTTAGAATAATGTATTATAATTAATAATAACGACACTCAACTTTCATAATATACATTGTTTATATTAACGGTTACTGTAGCTTTATATTACTTTACAAGCCAGCAACTCCCAATGTACAAGATTCAAGTATTTTGTGTAATTATACCAATCATAATAACGACTTACTGATCATAGTAAAACTCATAATCTGCTGTATAGTATTTGTCATTATAGTCAAAACCCTTTTGAAGTAATCCGCTTACATCTGTTTCTTCTCTGATACCTTTAATTATAGTATCGATTTCTTCCAATGTCCATCCATATTTCTTGGTACAGATGTATTTATGCCATTTGTCACAACACTTCTTTGGCCTGTCTTTCGGGTGGTTTCTCCAGCTTTGATATATGTCACGTAAATTACTTTTATTAATATTAAGTAAACCCAGTTCGGCACGACATTTATCCATGTCGTCCTTATCAACTTTGTTAGTAAACCCTGGTTCTAAAGGTATTTCCATTTTCTGTTTACCATTCTTGACTTTTATGTTATGTTTCTTTTTATTTAGTTTTTCACCATAACAATTGAATAATTCCAAGTTACTACTCCACTTAAGATCTGCAGTGTACATTGCATTCATGTAATTATCAATTTCTTTTTCACTGCATCCAAAAACGTTTCTGGTGAATGGTGTTAATGTAAAGTATCTGTTTAATTTTCTGGTTACTCTGTGAGTCTTACAGTCTTTACAATAAAATGTGTCAGTACTACAGAAATCTGTATCATAAATAGTACCGAATTTTAAAAACTTAAGCGCTGTTCCACTCTTGTAGACACATTTTCCATCTGGGTTAATGCCTCTAGTTTCAAACACCTGCTTAAAAGCATTTTTATATATCTCATGGTTGTCTGGTACTGTGAAAATAACAAAATCATCTCCTTTCACAAGCAGTTCATAATTGTCTCTATGTATATTGAGTACAATCTCCATTACATATCTGATTAATCTAGAGACTAATTCGGTGTTTCCATGAGTTGTTGGGTATTCACCTGATTTTCTGGTTCCTTCAACCCAAACATTGCCTAAATTGACAATATCCTGAATGCCTTTGAATTTCATTTTGTCCTTTTTAAACATTTTAGAGACTATTTTTGTTGTATTGTTCATTAAAAAACAGTCCCAAGCTTTATCATCACAATGATAGATCTTCTTTTTAATAAATTTATAAGATAATCTGTTTATTCCTAGTAAGAAATCAGTTACTGATCTATCTAATCCACTTATATCACCTTGTATTGTCATGTATAAACCCTTCTTCATACATTTATTGTAAAAGGTTCCTAAGTCATCCCAATTCTTGTCGACACAATAACCTTTTACATTGTTAGCAGCATATAATTCTTGTAAGGCTGATATAACTGGTCCGGTAACATATTTGATGTATGGCTCTGGGGCACATATACATCTATTTTTGGGCCAATCCCATTCTCCATTTTTAATTGTAACTTCCTGTTTTTCTAGTTTACAGAACATATTAAAGGTATTTGCTAAAGGTACCTCTTTTTCTTTATTATGATAAGGAAGTATTTCAAGTTGTTGAGATCTGGTCAAACCATTGAACCATCTAGCATATGAATATTTAAAATCTTCTAATATGGGTCTGATTTCTGAATCCCATATATTAAAACTCCATTCATTGAATTTTTCAACAAAGTCAGGTTCTGGTTTTTGTACGTATAATGCTTGTCTTTTTAATGCATTATACAAGTTACCTTTACATTGATGGTAGCATATTACTGGATTAGGCATTATGGTGTTTGTTAATTGTAGTAATCCCTCTTTTTCACAATCTTTACATTCCATTTTCATGTAATTTTCGTAAGTGACATCATCGGGCACATTTGCTTTCCACACACAACCTGGTGCCAATTTACCTACTGTTGCATTGTAGGTTTTTCTATTAATGCAGGCTGATTTGTAAACCGGGTAATTAAAATAGTGTTTGTAGTAATAGTCCTGCAGTGTTGTGTGGATTTTGACCATGCCTCCCTAACAGTCCAAAGGACCGTTAGGAGCTACTGGATTGCGATTCAGCTCTTTATTCAGATCCAGTGCTTTAAAATTGTCAAAGCTAGCTTTGATGGATAAACCTTGAATTGCAAGATTTAAAGCGTCTTGAGCTCCTTGACCAAAGTTGTCGTCGTATAATTTTAATAATGGTTGTACGATACCAATAAACTGATTTTTAAATTGGTCAATAGCAATATCTTTGACTTCGAGTAACTCTGTTACTTTGGCTTTGACATTTTCGTAGATTCCAATTGAATTTTGACGGATATCTACGTTGGGAATCAATTGATAAAGATTTTCAATTGCTCTAATAGCATTATTATAAATGCTATGGGCGTTTGTAAGATTCATTTTCCCAATGAGGCTATTTATTTGAGTTTGAATAACTGGTACTAAAACTTTACAGGCAGCTTCTCCACTTACTTTTGTTAATGCTCCAATTTTTGCACCAAATGGTAATAATTCATTGATTTGTTTACCAATTTCTGATTGATTGATTAAATCTCCAGCCATTGTTTTTAGGTGGTCTATGACTTTTTGTTCGGTTCCTGAAATTAAGCCCAGACTATCGGTTTTTATACCCGACTCTGTTAAGCTCTTTTTGTCTCCTAAGAGATTATCTAAAGTTGTTTTAACAACATTACTGCTTTCGTTGGTATAATATTTACCAGCCTTTAATTTATTAAGGGTTTTTACCTCTTCTGAGTCACAAATAGCTAGTAGTTCAATTTCAGATCTAACTAATTCGTTGACGGCAGCAATAATTAGTTGCTTTAATTGTTGAGTATTAACACCAACTTCATTATTCATGTTGGCTGTTACGAAATCTCTTAAATATTCTGGTGTTATTTCTTTAGCTGTATTTAGCTTTCTGCAAATACCTTGGTATTTGTTGAATTCGCAAACAAAATTGTATTCATCAGGTTTTGTAGTTAAAACAGTATAGTCATCATGTAGTAATGATTGACTTTTTGAGTGTAACCTGACTGATTTTATAACACCCTTAATGACTTTGTAAGCCACTAAGTTATCACCAACTTTGGCGTGAAATACCTTACCGTTTTCAAAATCGTTAAGATTGAAGTCTTTTAAGTCGTATTCGCTTTTATAATTGTAAGTAGTTTGTTCAGTTTTTTGGCACAAACATTTGGCTGTTTGGCATTTAAAACAAACTATTGGTAAGTTATCACTCTGCTCAAGTTTGCGTGATACAGCAACTAATACATAAGAACTATCTCCATGATCGAATCTATAGAGTACAGTTAGGTCTAATAAGCCTTCTGTTGTTCTGTTGTTATTGTACAACCTTTTCATGTAGTCTGGCTCTGGGTGAACATATGGAGTCTCGTTTCCAATTACTTCCATAAAGATTGTTTTCTTTGTAGTATCTCTCCTCCAATATCCACAGACGGTTGAACCTGTTTTGACTAGGGCTTCATTTTTAGTAGGATTGAATGTGTGGAAAGCGAAATAGCTTACAGCGTCTTCATCACATTTTTCACTGTAATGCCATTTTTCCACGGCTTTTATGTCAATATAATAAGCAGAATCAATTGACATAATACCTCCATATCTCATTAAACCATTCACATCCAAAGCATAAGCACATTCGCATAAATCACTGCCCATTTTGTGGTCGCAGTAACTTAATTTGTGTTCGGTTAAATTTGCGATTAAACAGTAATTTTTAAGTTTGTCCCACCTAGGTCTGTCTTTTGCAGCAACAATAGGTCTATTATTGTGGATATGTGTTAAACCTCTTTTTGCACATCTTGATCCACAGCCGATATCAAAGTATTCTTTTTCGAACACATTTGTGATTGTATTGTATTGAGAATATTCATTAGTGATTTTTCTTTCGTATAATCTTCTCTCTTCGGCCAAGTCTCCATGTCTGTTAGTCTGGTCAGCCAATTCAACTCTGGCTCCCATTGATTTAAATTGATCAGCAATATATTTATTGGAAACTTGATAAACTGCTTTAGCGCATTCAGTGACGTATCTTGAATTTCTGACTTGTAATGAGTAAGCCAACACATCATGATTTTCGGTTGGCATAATTTTATGCAGTTTTGTTAAAGGGACATCTGCAGCAGGTGTTACATCGACCTTGATTTGCTGCTTACCGTTTTCTTTTATAGAAACCCCATAATGATGTTGCTTGTGCAACATATCATAGACACCTTCGAAAATAGGTGCTTTTCTAAATTTGATTTCACCCTTTGTTTTAGTTGAGGGGCTAGACTCAACGTCGTTATTATTTT